AGTGCACCTCCAGTTCCACGTTCTCCGGGTAGCTCTCGGCCAGGGCGTCAATGCCGTCCTGCACCAGCTCCACCCAGGCTTCCACCATGTCCTGCGTCTGGGCGGTGGGGGTGGCCTCCACCTTCATCCAGCCGTCGCCGTGGGCCACAACGCCCACAGCCAGTAAGCCCGCCCGGGCAGCTTCCACCACCTCGTTGGCCAGCGTCTGCAGCAGCACACTTACCGCCGCACACACAATGTCCTGCCCGTACTCGCCTGCGCCGGCGTGGCCCTCGGCCTTTACCTCGTAGCCGGTCACGCCGCTGGCCCACACCGTTCTTGCAACTGTCGCTCTGATCATGCCGTTTTCTCCTTTACTCCTTGTTCGGGTTGTTCGCATTCATGGCCCGCTTGGCCGCCTGTGTCGAGAGACTGTTGTTCCCTTCGCCCACCGCAGCGCCCAGGCTGTTGGTGGTGCTGCGGGTCACATTGCTGCTGCCGCTGCCGCCACCCGTGCTGCCCGCCGCCTGCGCAGCCGCTCCTGCCGCCTCGCTCACGTTGGTGCCGTTCTGCTGGTCGATGATGGCCGCCATTTTCTGCATCTGCTGCGCCATCTGCTGGAGCTGCTGGTACAGCGTGCCGTTCTCGCTCACCCGCTGGCGCACCTTCTCAATGCCTTCAAAGTCCATCATGTCCAGCGCCGCCAGGGCCGCGTCGGCGTTGGCCGGCGCAAAGAAGCCCATCTGGTAGCACTCTTTCGCCGTCTCGTTCTGAGAAAGGCGGCTGAAGGTGCTCTTCTTGGCCGCACTCACCGTGATGTCAAACACTGGCTCATGGTCGCCCAGCTGCACCCCGCCGATCTCGCCGCCCGGCACGGCCCGCAGCTGCGCCGCGCTGAAGGGGGTGTACTCGGTCTGCCCCGTCTCTCCGGTAACGCGGAACACCCGCTGCTCGTCGTAGAACTGGCGCATCAGCTCAATGATCAGGTAACACTCCTTCGCAAAGGAGCGGTACGCGCTTTTCAGCATGTCCCGGCTCAGCTTGCTGCCCGCTTCCTGCAGGGCCGCAATGGCGCTGGCCGCGGTCAGGCCGCTGGTAGTGCCGCCCTGGCTCACGTCCCGGTTGCCGCTGACCTCCTTCAGCTCGTTCACCCGGTCGTCCCGGTAGGTGATGCAGTTGCCGCTCAGCACGCTGGTCTGCAGCGGCATAAAGGTGTCGCTGTTCAGCCGCCCCACCACATGCACGATGTCCCGGCTGAAGTCCGCCAGTTCTTCCTCGCTCACCCCGGCCGAGTCGCTCACCACAAAGCGCAGTTTGCTTGCCAGTTTCACGTTCTCGTCCATGGCGTGGTTCATCTCGTCAATGGCGGTCTGGGTGTCCTTCATCACGTCGATGTACCCAAAGCCCGCCGGGCTGTCCTCTTCCATGAACAACGGGTCAAACACAAAGGGGTATTTCCCGTGGTCGTAAAAGCCCCGCTCGGCCAGGGCCGGGTCGTTCTCGCTGGCGTACAGCACCACGCCGTTGCAGTACTTGCAGTAGTGCAGCACCGGCGCGCCCTGCGGCCGGGCCTTTTTGTAGTACCAGTCCACCACCACACTCTTGCCGGTGGTGTCGAGCTGATCGTCGTGGATGTACTCGGCCACGTCCAGGCTCTTTCCGGTGTGGCCTTCCAGCTGGGGGTATTTCGCCACCAGCTGCTCGTTGTCCTCCAGGCTCAGGCTGAACAGGTTCGGGCTCTCCTGAATGTCGCTCACGCCAGGGGCCCAGTACAGCATCAGCAGGTTCACGCTCTTCACGCTGATGTCGCCAAGGCCCCCTCGCAGCGTCGGGTCCCAGAACACACCCTTCACGCCGGTGCCGGTCTTGAGCTTGCGCCACCAGGTGTCGCTGTACACCTGCTCATAGTCGCACTGCTCCAAAACCACCGGGATGATCTTCGAGAGTGCCTTGGCCGTTTCTTCGTCGTCCGCCGCCCGGGGCAAAACGTTGGGCTCCGGGTAGTTGTCCATGGCGTCGGCGTGCTTGTTGGCAATGCTGTTGAACAGCCATCCGCTGGAGGGCTTGGGCTTGCCCTCCATCATCTTGTTTTCGCAGTTCTTCCAGTGTCCCATGCGGAACCACAGCTCGTTGTCCACAATGCGCTTGTCCAGCGACGCCTTGCCCGCCTTGTATTTCTGCAGGGTCTCCCCCGCCTTTGCGATCTCCTCCGGCCCGATCACCTGCGCGCCTGCCGCCTCTTCCGTGAGGGAGCCGCCTGCCGTCTGCAGGCCCGCTCCGGTCATCGGCTCCGGCTGCTGCGCTCCCAGGCTGCTCAGCATCCCGGCCCCCGCCGGGTCTTCGCTCACCCTCTGGTCCGGGTATCGCCGCAGCAGCTCCTGCAAAAGTTCTTTTCCGTCCACTCTGTCACTCCTTTTTTGCCCATTCCCAGTGGTGTGGGAGTTACACCCGCATCACATGTGTTCTGCTCTTTCTCTTGTCCAGGTCCAGCGGGTCGTCCCGCAGCGCCGTCTCTTTCTGGATCTGCCGCGGGCTGAGGGGGTTTTCCATCAGCACATAGCGGCACTCGTCGTAGATGTGATCCTCCTGGTCGGAGTCGATATCCTCCACGTTGCTCTCGTCGTACACAAGGTTCGGGATGGTCCGGATGAAGTGTTTGCAGGTGTCAAACACCTGCAGCATGGGCCGCCCCTCGGCGTTAAAGGCCAGCCGGTAGTGCATCTGCATCTTTCCGGCAAGGCGAGTGTGGTCCCCCGGGTGCCATACCAGGTAGTACGGGTGCTTTTCCTGCATCTGGGCAATGCTCTCGCCCTGGCTCTCGTTGAAGATGGCCGGGTCCGCCACGCCCTGGATCACCCGGCCTTTCAGCATCGGGTCGTTCTCTTCCGCTTCCCTTATGCGCCGGGCCTGCTCCACCGGGTCGATCTTCAGGCCTTCGTTCGGCGTGCCGGTGCAGCCGTACAGCTCCTTGATCCGGTACAGCCTGCCATCCTCGTCCGCTGCATACCACCCCACCGAGAAGGGCCGCGAGTAGCCAAAGTCGTACCCGCGCCAGATCTTCCAGTGCACCGGAATGCGGAACGGCTTGATCACGTGGGTCCACCGCTGGTCCTCGTAGTGGGCCGGGTCGTTGCGCCACTCGGTGAACACCTGGCCGGAAAAGCTGTCCCAGCTGCCATAGAGCAGCGCCTGCTTTTCTGCCTCCGGCAGGCTTGCCAGATTGTTCAGATACCCCGGGTCATTTTTCAGCAGTGCCGGGTTGTCAAAGATGGTGGAGGGGATAAACACCCGCGTGCGCCGCAGCTTTTCCACGGTGCCGTCCGGCTTCTTCACGTCCACCAGCTGCACCATCCGGGTGCCCGGGGGTGCCGGCGTGATGAACCGGGCCTTCACCCACCCGTGGCCGATGCCGCCGGGGTTGGCCGTGGCCCGAATGTACACCTGTGTGCCCGGCCCGCTGGGGCGGTTGCGGCTCATCAGGTAGCTGTACTCTTCCCAGGTGAAGTGGGTCAGCTCGTCCACCCCGATAAAATCAAACTGCTGGCCCTGGTAGTTGTACTTGTCCTGGGCCCGGAACATGCTGCCAAAATAGATCTTCGCCCCGCTGGGGAAGGTCCAGCAGTGGTTGCTGGCGTTGTACCGGGCTTTCGGGAACACAGGCTTGTAGTACTGCATGGTCTTGTCGATCAGCTCCCGCAGCTGGGGAAAGGTCTTGCGCAGGATCAATGCCCGGTAGTTCGGCACATCCACCTGCCGCAGCGCCTCGATCACCAGCGCGTCGCTCTTGCCGCCGCCGGCCGCCCCGCCGTACAGGGCCTCGTCCTCGCTGCGCCGCATAAAGGCCGCCTGCCTCGGCTGCGGCCGCCAGATGATGGGCCGGCCGTTAATCTCCTGCCGTGCCATCCAGCACCACCTCCTGCTGCTCTGCGTCGTCCTTTGCTTCCATCAGCACCGCCGGGGCAGCGCTCTGGGTGCTGCCCTCGTCCCGGGGCACCAGCGCCGCCGCATTGGCCGCCGCTGTCAGCAGCACCGCCGCCACGTTGGCAGCATCCCGGTCACTCATCACCTGGGCGTCGTACCGCTCCAGCTGGGCCTCCAGCTCCTTCCGCTGCTCATAGCCCAGTTCCCGGTCATAGCTGCCGGGCTGGCTGTATACCACCATCCCGGTCTCTGTGGCGTCCGCCAGCTCCTCCTCCTGGCTCTTGAGCAAGGCCCCCACCGTGTACTTCCTGGCCCGGGCATCCTCGTCCAGCTTTGCCCGCAGCTTTGTGCAGATCTCGCTGGCCCGCTGGTTCTCGGCCACCCGCTGCTGCAGGTAGCCCACCTGGGCCCGGGCTCCCAGCGCCGCCCGGGCTGCGATCTCCCGCGCTGCCTGGGCTCTGGCCTCGGCAAACACCCCGTCCGGCTTTCCGGCCTCCTCGGCCATCCAGCTGCGGATGGTGCTCTCCGGCACGCCGTACTTCCGGGCCACTGCGCAGATGGAGTTGGAACCGATCATGGCCATCACCACCTCGGCCCGTACCTTGGCCGGGTACTTTTTCCCGCGCCCCTGTCGGCCCGACACGGTATTTTTGCAGTATTTCCGCTGTGCCATCCCAGGCCCTCCCTCTGTGCTCATGGTTCCAGTCTATCGCAAACCGCCGCACAAAAAACCTCCGGACTTTTTGGGGGAGTGGAGCACGGGTTGTGTTTGCTGTTTTTTCCGCAGCGGCCTTGCGGCGCTTTGAAAAACCAGAACACTGCCCCAGCCTCAGCTCCCTGCTTCCGCCACTGGCAGCGGTCGCTTCCGCTGCAAGTTGCGGCTCCCAGCGTCTGCTGCGGCCCTTGGGCGGGCCTTGCATCCTGCTGGCCGCTGCTGCAACAGCTCCTCCCTACTTCAGCCGCAGGCTGCGGTCGTCGCCGTTGCAGCACAAAAAGGCCGCGCGCCGCAGCGCTCAGCCATCCCTCTGCGTCCCCGCAGCTGTCATTCCGCATCCAGCAGCCCCGCCGCTGCCGCGTAGATCCCCACCGTGCTCAGCGCTTCCAGCTCCTTGCTGTAGTAGGTCGTCCGCCCGATGTACAGCGCCCGGATCACGTCCTCTTCCCGCATGCCCTCCAGGTAGCGCATCCGCAAAAGTTCCCAGCAGGCAGGGTCTGTCCGCGCATAGTATTCCTTCACCCGGTCCAGCACCGCCGCCCACTTGCCGAGCCCGTCGTACTGCCGCAGCGCCCTGCGCACCTCTTTCCGCTGCTTTTTGGTCACTGCCCGCCGCCTTTCCCGCTTTTTTTGCCGTTTTTGGCTGATATCTCACACATTCCCCGCACAAACCGCCTATTTTACGCGCAAAATAAATATTTCTTGTCTGTCATGTGCGAACTTTCGCAAACTCCCGCCGCCGCAGGATCACATAAGCCTGCGGTTCGGTGGCTTCCCAGCCCTCCGGCCGGGGCTCGGCATTCTCGTGCAGCCCGCCGGGGTCAAAGATCTGGATCTTCACGCACTCCCACCCCGGGAACAGCTTTTCCCACCACGCCGGGTCCTCCGCGTGTTCGCTGCAGGCCTCCCGCAGCTGGCGGCGGCTCCACTTGGTGTCAGCTGCCGGCTGCTCCTCCGGCAGGGTCAGGTTGCTGGTTTCCAGGCACCGCCGGAAGCCGTGGCCGTAGATGTACCCCACCGTGCCGCTCGTACCCCGCCCGTCAATGCCCAGGATCTTCTTCATGATGATCCGGTCTGCGTTCATGGTGCCCATGGGCTCAAACTCCCGTGTGCCGGGGACACGCCGCCGCCATAGATCCTCCAGCATATACCGCAGCTCCCGCCGCTCTGCCTCACTCAGCCCCGGGCACTGGGCAAAGCCATGCATGTGCAGCCGCCCGGCCTCGCCGTTGCGCATGGCCCACAGCATCAACTTCAGCCAGGTCCCCCGCACGCCAAACCGCTTGCGTGCCGCCCGCTGCACTCGCCGGGCGTAGTTTCTCACGTCCCGCCAGCAGCCTTCCTCGTCCTCGGGCAGGTAGGCGTCCTCGTATGTAGCGGTCAGGTAAAAGCCGTTCTGGTCAAAATTGGCCAGCACCTTGCGCAGTCGACGGCGCAGACTGGCGGCCTTGTTCCGGCTTTTCTGGCCCTTGTCGCTCTCTTTGCGCTTCTTGCCCCGCTGGCGGTGCTCCTGATCCGTCACGGGGTAAATGCCCACGGCCTGGTATGTGTCCCCGCAAAGGGTCCTTTTTTCCCGGATGTAGCTTTTTCGCATCCCGGTGCCCTCCCTGTCCGGTAAACTTTTCGTGTTGGTTTCTTTTCTGTGGCCCACACAGTCACAAGATTAACGGGTATACAAGCCCCCCAAAGCGCCCGCCCCGGACGCCTATTATAAAAAGGAATGGCTTGTTCAGTTCAAACGCCTGCCGCCAGATTTTCCCATCTGGCAGCACCCGTTCAGCCTGACGCTCCCGCCGTCGCCAAAGCCCCCGGCCGCGCGCATCCAGCACCGCCGGGGGCTCGTTATTTGTGCTTTCCGCCCATCCAGAGCTCCGCGTCAAAGTCGTTCCGGTTGATCTTGCCCGCATCGTTCTGGCTCTTTGTGTAGGCCTTTTCCTTCTGCACCTCCGCTTTCCAGGCCCGGTACTTTTCGCACCGGTCGCTGCAGGCCGGGTGCCGGTCCGGGCAGTCCGGCGTGCATACCGGCTTTACCATGCCGGAGCAGCCGGTTTCCCTTCGGCCGCCCAGTACCCGTAGCTCAGCTCTTTCTTTCCATGCTCCCGGGCCTTGGCGTTGTAGCCTTCCAGGTCCCGCACATCCAGCTGCAGCGGATCAGGGTCTGCCAGGTACTTCTTCAGCCGCACCCGGGGCTTCCTGGGTGCCGCCGGTTTCAGCGTCAGTACGGCGGCCCCCTTCGGCTTTGTGGGCCTCCTCGGCGGCTTTGCCTGCACGGCCGCCGTCTTTTTCGGCTTCAGTCGCACCTTGTAGGCTTTCCGGCTGTAGGCTACTTCTACCTTTTCCCGGGTGATGTCCCACCGGTGCTTGCCGCGGCGCTTGTGCTGGCGCTGCTGGTCCCGCCACAGCGTCGGCAGGACCTTTTCAGAGGCCACCACGCCCTGGGCGGCCAGATCCGCCGCCGTGCCCTCGTACAGCACCTTCCCGCTGTCCGGGTCGTGCAGGGTGTATTTGTACACCATCATACGGCTTTGCCCTCCTGCTTCCCGGCCCGGTGCTTTGCGGTCACAATCTTTTCCTGCCGCCGCTTGAGCGGGTCCACCGGATTCTTGCGTACAATGTCTCGTACTTCCGGTACTTGCCCGCCAAACCTTCCGGCTATCTTTTTGCTGATCCGCTTGCGGCTCATCCTGCCTTTGTCCTTGCTCATGCGTTGCCTCCGTTCCCGTACAGCTCCACTTCCGCACCGTCCGCCGTCACCAGCACCCCGCCGTCCAGTGCGGCAGCCAGCTGCTGCATTCTCGCTCCCGAGATCCGCAGCATGCCGTTCTCTCCCATCCATCTGCGCACCTCTCCGGCACGGATGCCGATCTTCTCCGCCAGGGTGTCGGCGTTCTCGCCCCGGTAGCCCATCGCTTCTTTCAGGGTCATCTCGCCCGCCTCCTCTCCCAGCTCTCCGGCATGGCCGGGGCCTGCAGCACGGTCTGGATGCGCTTTTCCACTTCCGCCGGGGCCAGCGGCAGGCAGCCCACCCGCTTGCGGCTGGCCTCCACCATCCAGGCCCGCTCTGCCAGCCCGTCCAGTGCCTGCCGGGTCTGGCGCTGCTGCTGATGCAGCGCCTGTGCGTCCGGGATGTCCTCCACCTGCACGTCGGTCTTGTAGGCGTCCCGGGCGCAGCGGCAAAAACGCTCCAGCGCCACGTCCACGCCGTCCTCTATGGCCCAGGCGGAAAGCTGCCGGAAGTTTTCCAGCACCGCTTTATGTAAGTCGTTCAGGCGCTTGGCTCCAAAGCCCAGCACCTCGGCGCAGGCCGCCGCGTATACCCGCCACTCCAGCGTGGCAGCGTTGTCCACCGCCATGCGGATCTGCAGCTCCTTCTGCTTGCGGGCCGCGCCCTTGCCCAGCGGCACCCGGAACTCCGTTTCCGCCCCCTCCGGCAAAAGGCTCACCAGCCAGGCCTGCCCGGCTGCAGCCTGTTCCCGGCCGCTCTTCCGGGGCTGGGCCATCACTTCCAGCATCTCCTCGTTGATCGCGTCCCGCCGCAGGTTCACCTTCCGCAGCCGCTGCACACCCACCTCGTACTCGTCGTGCAGGGCAATGGTCACGCAGGCGTGCATAAAATCCACCGCATTGTTCTCCGCCAGGCTGATCTTCTCGGTCAGGCTCAGTTTCTTCTTCATCTCTTTGTCCTTTCGTAGTATTCGTCGTGCAGCTTCTGCCACTGGGCCAGCGGCAGGGCCTTGTCCCGTGCCGCACGGGCCAGTACCCGGTACGCCGGGCCGTTTTTGTCCCGCGGGTTCATCCAGTCCGCCTTTTCCAGCGCCTCGTTCAACTCCCGTCGGTACTCTTCGTAGGTCAAGGCTGCACCTCCCCCTTCCGCCGCATCAGCTCCGTCATAAAGCTCATCTCTTTTTCGCTGCTGACCATATACCGTTTGCCTTTTCCTCGCACCATGGCCAGCAGCCGGTCCTGCATCGTCTCGCCAAATTCCTTGGAGGCTTCCTCCTGCTCGGCCTTGGAGAGGTCCTTTCTCATCAGTTGCGCCACGGTGCTCAGGTAGGCATCTTCCAGGGCGTCCAGCGCTTTGCCCTTGCTTGTGTTCTGGCCCTGGCAGCGCATCACCACCGGGCCGTCGTCGATCACCGAAATGTTGATTTCAATCTTGCTTTTCATCCTTGTCCTCCTTCACGGTTCCCCGTGGTCGTTCATCCAGCTGGCCGCCAGCGCCCGGGCGTCTGCCAGTTTGTCGCACAGCATGTTCACCGCTGCTTCCTGCATCCACTCCGGCAGCCGCTCGGCCTGCATCATGGCAGCCCCCATGTCCCGCACCAGCTCCTCGCCGTGCTGTTCCATCCGCTGCCAGATCTCTGCCTCGTCCGGCGTCATGTTCTCCGGCCGGCTCACTTCAGCACCTCCACGCTGTAGGCCTTGCAGGTACAGCCCCCGTGCTCTGCCCGGGCTTTGTCCTCGACCATGGCCTTTGCCACGCCCTTGCTGATGGCCTGCACCTCGTAGCTGCAGTGTGTAAAGTATTCGCTTTTGGTCTGTGGCAGCTTCTGGCTGCACTCCACATTCACGCGGTATCTGCCCATCCTTCAGCCCGCCTTTCTGCGGTCAGCCGCTCGTTTTTCCTGCGGCTGCCGCTCCTTGCAGGGCTTTTCGTCCTCTTCCTGCTCGGCGCAACTGCCCAGGCCCGCCAGCACCACAGCCAGCGCCAGCAGCACCAGCGCCCCCACAAAACACCCGGCCATGGCCCAGCCGGTGTAGCTCTCCAGCCCGCTTGCCACCAGCAGGCAGCCGATCAGGCTGGCCCAGCTGCCGCAGTAATAGATCCATTTCCGCATTGTCAAAACCTCCCGTTTGTGTTAAACTTCTGGTGATGAGTGCATGCTGCTTTCATCACCCCTTGGCCTTGCCGGTGCTGTCACGCCGGCAGGGCCTTTTTGTTTTCTTGCACTTCTCCCGCTGCTTCTGCCATGCTTCAAACGCAGCCTGGTTCTCCGGGTCTGCGTAAAAATCCGCGGCAATGTCATACAGCGCCCAGATCTGCCACATCTTCAGCGGCCCGCTTTCACCGTCCATTCACGCCTCCTGTCAGTCCGGGTTAAAGGTCTGGAAGCGTTCGCCTTCGCCGAGTGCTTCCAGCGGGATCTTCCACTCGGTGCAGATGCTTTCGGCCACCGACTTTGCAAAGCCGATCAGCTCATCGCCCCGCGCTGCCATCAGCACCGCCGGGCCTACAATGCTGCTCATGTAGTTGAACGCGCACAGATCCGTGGCGTGCTCATTGTAGGGCAGCTCCTGCAGCAGGCCCTCTTCGTTCACGGCCATCTGGATGCTGTCCACATCCTCCCGTGCCCAGCTGGCAGCCAGGCAGGTGTCGGCCATCTCAATGGGCCCGCCCACCAGCTTCTGCAGCGTCTCCAGCTTGCAGGTGTCCCCGTCGTCACAGGGCAAAAGGTAAGCGCTGGTGTCCACCGGCATCACGATCACAAAACGTTCCATGTCCTTATCCCTCCGTATTGGCATAGCCTGCTTTTTCGGCGTCTTCCACGCTGACATCGTCAAAACACTGCTCCAGCACCATCAGCACCCGGCGCTGTGCGCCGGGGCGCAGGTTTGCCCGGCGCATAGCGATCAGACAATAGCCCATGCAGGCTGCATTGCTCCACGGCCCGTTCAGGTTTGCCAGCATCCGGGCCGCCTCGTTCTTCTTGCCCATCTCTTTGTCCTCCTTGGTTTCATGCATTCTTCCCCGGCTGGCCCTTATTCTCCGATTTGTGCTATACTTGCACCGAAAGGAGATGAAAGCCACCCGTGCTTTACAAAATCATGTTTGAAATTCAATGTCCCTTTGACGCTCTGGGAATTCTGCCTGCAATGGAATCCGAAATCTGCTGCAGCGTTGTCCCCGGAAAGTCTCCGGTTTTCTCGGTTCCTAACGTCTGTGACCGCTGCAACGACACAAACTTTGAGCAATGTCAGCAATGCACTGGCGCAATCTATCAGATGTTCCGGCAGGGGCTTATCCCTGTGGAGTTTCTTCCTTCCTGGCCGGTTCGCACTCTGCCTGACCCCATCCGGCCATGTCTTGAGCTGCTTTCAGAATGATTTCTGCATTCTCGGCAATCACCCCGGAAAGCGACCTGTTATAATCAGGGTCATACACAGCCATCTTTCTGGCCGCCATCCACCCCGGCAGGAATTCCCAAATGGTCTGTGCCGCTTCCAGTGTTCGGTTATTTTCTTTGCTGTGTAAGTACAGCCCCAGTTCGTCGTAGTCTCTGCCCGCCTCTTCCACAGGCGTGCAGGGCTTTTTTGTTTCTTCCTCCACCTTCTTCCCTCCCTTCATGCGCTTTTCCCCGGCTGGGACGGGTTCTCGCGGCTCTGCGCCAGCACCAGCGCACCCTCGATCATGTAGCCGATGCGTTCCTGGGCCTTCGGCGGCAGCTTTTCCAGCTGCTCCATCAGCTCCCGGCTCTTCTGTTCACGTTCAGACATCTCCATGCCCTCCTTTGTTGCATATTGCCTCGCAAGAGATTGCGTCGTGCAACTCTTTGGCTTTATTATAGTCGCGCCGTGCAACATTGTCAAGCAATATTTT